TGGTAAGATGGACGCTACAGGGGAAGCACTGAACCAATTCGCGACGTGGGCCAAGGGGCTCGCTTACGTCGTCTTTTCTGCCTTTGCTGGCGGCCTCGGTTATATTCTTCGCGCCATGAACAACGGCGACAACGTGTCGTGGAAACGCGTTGTCGTTGAGATGCTGGGATCTGGTTTTTCTGGCGTGGTAGTCCTCTGGATCTGCCAGGTCAGCAAAGTGGGGGCAGAGTGGACAGGGATCATCGTCGGCATTACCGGATGGTTAGGCGCGCAAGCGACGATTCTCGCTCTCGAGACTCTCGTGCGCCGCAAACTCGGTCTTGAAAGGAGCAGCGCAAGTGAAAATCCCCCTTCTGTCTAGTGCGTTTTCCTGGGTGACAGGCAATGCACGCCTCGTCATCGAGTACGCTCTACTCGCGGCCTTGGTCGTGGTGGGCGTGATCGCTATGACGGCAAAAATGCACGGCCTGGTGCTCGACAAGCAGATCTCGGAAATGCAAAGCAAAGTCGACACGCAACAGGGAAAGATCAGTGACCTCGTCGATGCGAATCACCAGCAGCAGCAAGCCATCGGGCAGTTGCAGGATATGCGCGATAAGGACAGCCACACGATCGTCGGCTTGCAAGGCGACCTGAAGATGTTTCGGGTGTCAGCTAAGAGCGTGAGCGACAAAGTGTCCGAACTGGAGAAAAACAATGCGCGTGCCAAAGCTCTCATGGACGTTGCTGTCGCTCCTGACATTGGGTGCGTGCTCGACGGCACCCCATGCCCCGCAGCAGCCCGTAGTACAAACCAAAGTCATTGAGGCACGGCCGAACGACGTGTTGTTCGAGATGTGCGATCCGCAAGCGCCGCAGATCCCGACGAAGACGGTTCGCGATATCCAGACGAACCGCGACATGGCCAAGGCCTGGGGCAATGAGTGTCGCGCTCGCATGTGCCGCTTGGTTCAATGGTTCAACCCGTCAACGGTGTGCCCCTCCGATGCCCAGCCGACCGCCCCAGCACCGCCCGCGCCTATTCGCCGCAAGGCAGGAAAGCCCAAAGGCGCAACCACGCCAGCACGACCGTCGTCTGTCGGCGCGGGAGCGGGGGTATACGTGGGAATGGGAGAAGGCGCGCAAGGCATATCTTGAGAAGCACCCCGACTGCGTGGACTGTCTCAAGGAACGCGTGGTCACGTCAGCAACCGTGGTAGATCACATCATTCCTCATCGCGGCGACAAGGTGCTGTTCTGGGACTCGAACAACTGGCAATCTCTGTGCAAACCTCACCACGACAAGAAGACGGCCCGCGAAGACGGCGGGTTCGGCAATAGGTCGATCCATGGCTAACCATAAAACGCCACTCAATGTGCTCGACCTCAATGGTCGGCTCAAGCACGACAAGAAACGATTTGAGGACCGCGCGCCCGCGCCGCAGACGCATGCGTTGAACGCCGCACCGCCGACGGCGCTGACGCTGGACTTCGAAACGGCCTGGGCGATGATTCTCGAGGCGGCGCCGCAAGGCGTTCTGCGTCAGAGCGATGCATTTGTTGTTGAGGAAGCCGCGCGCCTGCTGATGATCCAGCGCAACTCGCTGGTGATGGCGCGCTGGGAAGGCAACCCTCTCCCGCCTTTCAGCAATAGCGTCCACAAGGCCTTCGTTGCGGTGCTGGCCAAGCTAGGCATGACGCCTAGCGACATCGGCCACGTCTCCGCGCCGGCCGCGCCGAAGGCCGACAATGACTTCGACGACTGACGCCGCTTTCCCGCATGTCGCTGCGATGGAGCAATACGTCGACGACGTGCTGAGCGGTCGACGCGTTGAAGGTCTGCGGATGCGCCAAGCCTGCGAGCGTCACCGCCGCGACGTGGCGCGGATCTTCGACGACGCATGGCCGTACACCTTCAACGTCGAGCTAGCGGAGAAGGCGGCGCGTTTCTTCGAGCGCTTCCCGCATCTCAAAGGCAAATGGGCGAGCAAGCGACTACCGCCGAAGGCTCGACTGCTCAAGCTCGAACCGTGGCAATGCTTCGGCGTGTGCTCGATTTTTGGCTGGGTGAAGAAAGAGAAGTCCGAAGCCGGCCGCTGGTTGCGCCGCTTCCGCCGCGTGCGCAAGTACATCGCGCGCAAGAACGGCAAGTCGATGTTCGCTGCGCCGACCGGGCTTTTCATGCTCACCGCGGACGGCGAGGAAGGCGCCGAGGTCTACTCGGGCGCCACGAACGAAAAGCAGGCTTGGGAGATCTTCGGCCCGGCGAAGCAGATGGCCAGCGAGCGACCCGACTTCTGCCAGCACTACGGCGTCGAGGTCAACGCCAAGTCGATCGTGCGCGCCGGCTCGATGGCCAAGTTCCTGCCGATCGTCGGCAAGCCTGGCGACGGCGCCAACGTCCATTGCTCGCTGACGGACGAATACCACGAGCACGAGACGGACCAGCAGCTCGCCACCATGGAAACCGGCATGGGCTCGCGTGAGCAACCGCTCAGCGTCATCGTGTCCACGGCAGGCGACAACATCGCCGGGCCGTGCCGCGAGGACTGGCTGTACTGCGAGAAGGTGCTCGACGGCATCGTGGTCGACGAGGAACTGTTCGCCATGATCTTCCAGCCCGACAAGGAAGATGACTGGACCTCCGAGATCGCGCTGATGAAGGCCAACCCGAACCTCGGTGTATCGATCGACGCCGAAGCCTTGCGGTCAGAGCAGGCGCGCGCCGCCCAGGAAGCGCGGCTCCAGAACCGATTCAAGATCAAGCACCTCAACATCTGGGTGCAGGCGCGCGATGCCTACTACAACATCGAGCGGTGGCGCGAGTGCGCCCGGCCTGGGATGAAGATCGAGCAATTCGCCGGCCGCCGCGCTTGGCTGTCGCTCGACTTGGCGTCCAAGAACGACCTTTGCTCGCTCTGCGCGCTGATCCCGACCGGCATAAAGGGTAAGACGACGGCGCCGTCCTTTGACGGCCGCATCCCGCTGACCAACGTTGAATTTGCGGTCTTCTGGAAGCACTACCTGCCGCGCGATACGGTCGACAAGCCCGAGAACGACCACTATCGGACCTGGGAGAAGGAAGGCTGGCTGACCGTCACCGAGGGCAACGTCACGGACTACTTTCTCATCCTCGAAGACCTTCGGGGGTGGAACAAGTTGCTCGACGTGGCCGACAACGCCTATGATCCCGGCCACGGGGCGGCCATGTTCGTGACCGCCGCCATGAATAACGGCCTGACGATGATCGAGTATGGCGCGACCGTACTCAACTTCAGCGAGCCGATGAAGGAGACGGAGGCGGCCATCTCAGGCCTGCGGATGCTCCATAACGGGGACAAGGTTGCGGAGTGGGCGCTGTCGAACGTGGTCAACAAGCGGGACCGCAAGGACAACGATTTTCCGAACAAAGAGCGTTACGAGAACAAGATCGACCCTATCGTTGCGAAGATCATGGCGATGGGGCGTTTCCTCGCAGGCGATGAAGACCCCGAGGATGACTGGAGCGGTTTCCTCACCAACACGGTAGTTTCCCATGCCAAATAAGCTCGCCGCCGTCAAAGGCACCCTGATGTTGCTGAGCCTGCTGGCGCTGCTGGTGGGCACGTCGATCCGTTTCGACTTCGGCATTGGGCTCATGACGTTCGGCGGCGCCGCCTTGGTCGTCTACTTCTGGAACACGCGCGGAGCAAACGTCCATGGCCCTGGCTGATCGGCTCATCTCGATCTGGGAGAACTTCACCGCGGGCTTCGGCTATGCCGGCGGCGGTTGGTTCCCCAGCGGTTCGACCGAAGGCGCTCCCCCCTTTCGCCGCACGATCAGCGACTCTGGCCAGACCGTGGATGCGCAAAGCGCGCTCCAGATCGCCGCGGTGTATGCCTGCGTCGCCTTGCGCGCCCGCCTGATCGCCACGCTGCCGATCATCTTCAAGCAGATGGGTGACAACGGCAAGCTGGCCAAGAATCCGTTGTCGCGCACCTATCAGATGCTCGCGTTCAAGCCGAACAGTGAGATGACGGCGGCCGACTTCTGGTGCGTGGTCGTTTCGTCGCTGGATCTCTGGGGCAACGCCTATCTGAAAAAGGTGACGATGAACGGCCGCACCGTTTCGCTCGTGCCGCTGCGCCCCGAGTACATGACGATCTACAAGACGCTCGCTGGCGAGGTGCGCTACGCCTATGCCAAGGGCTTGCCGACGCAGGGCGTCATCGCTCCGCAGGATTACTCGAGCGACGAGATCATCCACATACGCGGCTTCACTGTTGACGGTCTGGTCGGCCTGAGCCCCATTGCCCAGGCCCGACAAACGCTTGGCCGCGCCATGGCCACGGACCAAGCCAGCGGCAAGGTTTTCCTCAACGGCATGAGCGCCAGCGGCTATATCAAATACGAGAAGGCGCTCACCAAGGAACAGCGCGACGACATCCGCGCGGTCATTAACGATTTCACCGGTTCCAACGCCGCCGGCAAGACGATGGTGTTGGAAAACGGCATGACGTATGCACCGATCAACATCAACCCGGTTGATGCGCAGATGCTCGAGACGCGCCTGTTCAACATCGACGAGGTGTGCTCGTGGTGGGGTGTTCCGCCGCCGCTGATCGGCTTTATGTCAAAGCAATCCAGCTGGGCCTCATCGCTGGAGAATCTGCTGCTGGGCCTCATCAAGTTCGGCATTCGTCCTACGACGGCGATTATCGAGCAGGCCATCGTCAACGGCTTGGGGCTCAACCCAGCGAATACGATGTTCCGCTTCGACCTCGAGGATCTGGAGCGTGGCGATAGCGCCGCGCAGACGTTGCTCGATTCCAGTCGCCTCCAGAATGGCACTCGGACACGCCTCGAGTTGCGAGAGCGTGACGGCTTCGAGCCGACCGGGCAGGCGAACGAGGACATGCTGACCGTCCAATCGAATATGATCCCGCTGGACAAGCTGGGGCAGACGCCGCCGGCTCCCACGCCCGAGGCTAAACCGCCGGAGAAGACGACATGAACCTCCTATCCCTGCTCCGCACCAAGCGCGACTACACCAAGCAGCTGCGCAGCGGCTCGCTCGAGGTTAAGGCGAGCGACGTTAAGCCGGATGGCACCTTCACTGGCTACGCCTCGGTCTTCGGAGAGCCGGACAGCTACAACGAGATCACCGTCAAAGGCTCGTTCAAGGCCTCGCTCGCGGCTTGGGCGAAGAAAGGCAAGCTGCCGGCGATGCTGTGGATGCACGACCCCGGCCAAGTCATCGGCAAGTGGACGTCCATGGCCGAGGATAGCTACGGCCTGCTGGTGACCGGCCAGCTGGCGCTCGACACGCCCAAGGGCGCGGAGTGCTATGCGCTGCTCAAGATGGGCGCGCTGGACGGCCTGAGCATTGGCTACTGCTGCACGAAGTGGACCGAAGACACCAAGGCGATGACGATCACCCTCGACGTGATCGACCTTTGGGAAGTTTCCGTGGTCACTTTCCCGGCGGGCGACAACGCGCGGATTGAGGGGGTGAAATCTCTCGTCCATGACGGTAAGCTGCCGACCCTACAGGAGTTCGAGGATCACCTGCGCGAGGCAGGGTTCTCGAAAACCCAAGCCACGGCCATTGCGGGGAAGGGCCTGGCTTGTTTGCTCCGTCAGCGTGAGGCTGAGAGCGACGACCGCAAATCCATCGAAGCTGTATTTGCCCACCGCTACGGAGTCCCATCATGAACATCAAGAGTCTTTTCTTCGCGGCATTTGCCTCGAACCCCGCCAAGGTCGTCCACCACGGTATTCGCCGCGGTAAAAAGGAGGGCTTGGCGCCCGAACTGATCAAGCACCTCAGCGAGCAGCTGGACGGTCGCGACAAGCACCTGATGGGCTTGCTCGAGAAGGCCAACAACGAAGCCAAGACCGCGGGCGAAGTGTCCAAGGGTCTGAAGGATGAAATCGAGAAGCACGTCAAGGGCAGCAACGAGATGTTGCAGCGCTTGAATGACCTCGAGGTCGAGCTGGCCGGCCTCAAGTCGAAGGGTCTGCCGACGCCGGAAGGCTCGAAGTCGGCCGGCGAGCAGATGACCGACAGCGAGGACTTCAAGGCCTTGCAGCAGAAGGGTCGCGGCACCGCCGTGTTCCGCCTCAAGGCGATCAACACGATCAACTCCGGCCCTGCCAGCTCGACCGGCGGCGCTGGTGCGGCGATCGCCCCGGATCGCCTGCCCGGCATCCTCATGCCGGCGCTGCGTCGCCTGACCATCCGTGATCTGCTGCTGCCAGGTCGCACCTCGAGCAACCTGATCCAGTACGTGAAGGAAACCGGCTACCAGAACATGGCCGCCGCGATCGCCGAAGGCGCGCTGAAGCCGCAGTCGGATCTCACCTTCGATCTGGCCGAAGTCAGCGTCAAGACGATCGCTCATTGGGTCCGCGCCACGGTGCAGATCCTCGCCGACGTGCCGGCGCTCCAGTCGTACATCGACCAGCGCTTGACCTACGGCCTGAAGTACGTGGAAGAAACCGAGCTGCTGTCCGGCGACGGTACCGGCAACCACCTGCTGGGCCTCATCGCTCAGGCCACGGCCTTCGACACCACGAAGACCAAGGTCGGTGACACCAAGATCGACACGATCCGTCGTGCCATCTTGCAGGTGCGTATCGCGCTGTACTCGGCCTCCGGCATCGTGCTGAACCCGGTCGATTGGGCCGACATCGAGATGGCCAAGGACAACCAGGGCCGTTACATCTGGGTCAACGTCACCACGGGCGGCGTGCCGCAGCTGTGGCGTCTCCCGGTCATCGACTCCGATGC